TTACTCAGCCTTATATCTTGTTTTTAAATATTGGCGCGCTTTTTCCTCCCCTTTTTCTTTCAATTTTCTATAAGGACGAATATTTAATGAGTCTTTCAGTTTCTCTATTGGGATAGATTCCTCCCTTAATTGATAATACCTTTCTATCAGTTCATTTTCATTTAACAAGTTAAATGTCAAATATAACTTTTCCAGATTATTGAAATATGTGATATAAAGACATCGCAACTTTATCATTTCTTTCAGTTGACTGTTATCTGAAACCATATTTTTCTGAAAAACAGCTAATATCTGAGCAATAGCCATCGCTCCAAAAATTATACTTGGAACCCAATCCTTTCCGTCTACTAATTTCCAAAGAGGAAAAGTAGAAGCTCCTATTACGGAAATCAGCATTGTGATAATATTATACCACTTTCTATAATCATACTTGTATAGGGTATAGTCGGACAAATATTGTTCCCAAAATTTAGCATGTACCATTTCATACCAAATCTGATTGTAAATTTGTGTCCTGGTCTGATTGTCATTTTGTGCCATCTTGTTTTAATCAATCATTTAATATTGGTTATTTCACTACACCTGTAATATTACAGTTTACTCCAGCCGTATAACCCCGATAACCAGGGCCACATGATAAATTCTATTTAGAGGTAACTCGAATGGCTCGTAGCGTTCATTGTCCGACACGATAAGGACGTGTTCCTTGTCGGATCCGGGTTTTACCCGTTTGATAAGCGGGCCCTGATCCGTGTCCAGTACATATACTTTGTTCCATTGGAAAAAGATGTCACCCATAGGCAAACGCTTACAGGCTACAATATCACCGCTGTTGTATTTAGGGTACATGCTACTTCCTTTCACGCTGATCAGAAATTCTGCTCCCTTGAATGTGGGGACAACAAAGCGTTCGCATTCGTATTCCAGTACGGTCTGTTCTCCGGTAAATGCTCCGGCCATCGCGCTGATGGGAATCAAAGGGATGCCTTCCATGGGCGAATCGGAAGGATGTGCTACCGGTATATTTTCTTCTTTGGACTCCGTACGGAGCATGTTTCCTTCACCGGTTAAAAGCCAATCAAGATTTATTATTGCAGAATATCCTGCAATTGTAAACCTTTGAAAGAAGTCATAGCTTGGTGCAGACTTCATTTTCTGTATATCATAGATAGTCTGTGCCCTTTGATAACCTAATTTAGTAGCAAAACTATTAGCTGTTTCACCTAAGTAATCAATTACTTTTGTTATTCTTGCAGAAATTTCTGCAAGTTTTTCTTCTTTTTCTTTGTTCATATCAGAATATTCTGTAAGTTTGCAGTGTCTTCAATATCGAAGACGCCCTAAAGCTAGAAAATAATCTTTAAAAACGCAAATTATGGATAATGCAAACATTCAGCAGACAACAGGTCTGCAAGTATTCTACAATGAGAATGAAAACGTAAGTGTAAGAACAAAGGTTATTGATGGAGTGCCTTGGTTTGTAGGGAAAGATGTATGTGACTTATTAGGTTTAGTTAACAGCAGAAAATCACTACAAGCACTGGATGAAGACGAAAAGGGGGTAACCAATTGTTACACCCTTGGTGGAAACCAGAATCTTACATTCATCAATGAATCCGGACTATATCACCTTATCTTCATCAGCCGCAAGCCAGAAGCAAAAGCCATCCGTCGATGGGTGACTGGTACAGTGCTTCCCAGCATCCGTCGCACCGGAAGCTACTCGGTAAGCAGCGAACGTACGGAAAGAACGAAACGTCTTCCGCTTCCCAAGTTCCGCCCGTTCTTCAACGAATGGAAGGAAAAGGTGAAACCCTATATCAGCCGTGCGGAGCTTTGCCTTACAGCCGAGAAGCAGCGTGTCACGCTGGGGCATGTGCAGAAGGTGTATGCCGGAACCGCGATGAGTTACCCCGTGGCTAAGTGCATCCAGTTCTTCGCCAGGAAGAACCGCCAGGAAGAACCGCCAGGAAGGGCGTACCTATCCGGAGAAGAAACCAGCTTATGAACAGCTTTGTATCGCGTGGGAGGAATGAATATATCTTACATAATGACCGAAGTCATTCCGTGGGTTCTTCCGTATGCTGCGCTCCTCGAATATGTCCTGATTTTCCTAGGATCAGAAAAAGAAAAAAGCCTAAGAAAAAGAGCACCGTTAGGAAAGTTAGAAAATGTATCCATTGAACAGAAGAGCCTTGTAAAATCCTCAACCATTCAAGAAGAGACACTATCGAGAGAAGTCCCACAGAAAGAAGGAAAGCGTCGGAGTGCTTCATCACGGGAATGTAGAAACAGGCGAAAGTACCGACATAAGAAATCCCGAAACCGGAAGAAATCAGAATCTGGGTGTACCACTCTAATGATTGGAACGAAGGAAGTCCGAAATATAAAAGTGGATATACAATCAGTGTACAAGCCACAAAAGCGATAAGGGCTTTACGGTAACTTTCCGATAAAGCCAGATAAATAGATTCAAGATTCATAATCAAAATGTTTAGCATCGCTACAAATGTAGCAAAACCATTCCGGTTCGGGAGAATAGGGATGGACAATTTTAACAACGTAACCATTAAAAACAACAATATGTCAGAAACAAGAAAACTCATCAAGGCAAGCCGGGAGCTGAAAGAAGAAATAGCCCGGAAACTGAATGTTACAACCCGTACGGTAGAAGCCGCTCTGGCATACGACACTAAAAGCCCTACAGCAAGGCTTATCCGTTCGTATGCATTGAATCACGGAGCGAAACTCTACGAGCTGAAGGAAATGGAGAATCCTTACAATGAAGTGATAACCCTATAAAGACAATCCTATGAACTACGCAAACTATTCACTCAAGAACCTGGAAGCCCAGCTCGACCATGTGTGCGAACTGATGGAACTGATCCGGGGAGACCGGAAAGCGAGAGACGCGTTCCAGGACGAAGAATACTGCTACCTGCTGAAAATGCAGGCCATGCTGTTCGAAGAAATCAGAAAACGGACAAAGAGCTTAATACCACCACATAAATGAGAGCAATCACCGCCATTCCGGTTCGTGAGAATAGGGATGGCACTTACCAAAAAACAATCGACTATGAAACGAAAAGATACAACCACCTTACGATACCTGCTGCTGATACTGGCAGCCGCAATCCTGAACTGCCTGCTGGACGGCACAATGAACCTGATAGTAACGGTCTGCCTCTGCTTGGCTTTGATACCAGCCGCACGGCGCATGGACCGGGAGGCACAGAAAAAGGAATAAACGACATACGGCTGGCGGAACTTCACCCATTCAGGATAACAACATTGATTAGGGACGTTTTCAATATGAATTGGACAACGAGGTAAAAATCGGGTGAAACGGCTGCCCCACCGGGTTCGAATCCCGGAGCCGTACAACGAAAATCTAAAACAAACAATCATGGAAATGTACGGAAACACAATCTGCGTCAGCTTTACGGAACTGGTCGGCGGTGGCATCATCAGCCAACCCACCTACAAGAAATACATCCGTGAAGGAAGACTGACTGTCGTTCAGCGCGGAGGGAACGGACGGGAGGCGCTGATAGCCTACCGATCCATGCCGGAACGCATCCGTGCAGCATACGATGAGACATACAAAAACGCACACGAGGAAATGAAACAGCGTGAACAGGAAAAGTATATCAGCAGCCAGATACGTTTCGATGCCGAGGCGGTACGGTTCTACAAGGAGTTCGAGCCTCGTATCGAACCGGAACGTCAGTTGGAATATATACTGAACGCCCAGGTGATGAACGAGATGGTACGCACGGAGAAGGCACGCAATGTGGAACACGCCAAAGGTGGATTTTCCCGCCGGGCTGAAACATGGAGCAGCGTACAGATCTGCTGCGAACGGTTGCGCGAAATCACCGGTCATACCCTCCCGAAGAATCCGGCCAGACTCCGGGAAAAGTTCAACGCTTACAAGCGCGATGGATACGTGGTGCTGGTTAGCGGTAACCTGGGTAATAGCGCCGCCCGACGCATTGGTAAGGCCGAAGGTGCCTTGTTGCTGAAGCTCCGGAGGAGCAGGTTCCCGGTCTATACGGATATGCAGCTCTTCGAGGAATACAACCGCCAGGCTTCCCTGCGTGGACTGAAGACCATCAAAAGCCCGACCACAATGCACAATTACCTGAACGATCCGGCGGTCATGGTCTGGTGGTATGCGGCGGTGAACGGCGAAAGGGAGTTCAAGAACAAGTATATGCCTACCTTCGATACGATACTTCCGCAGATGCCGAACTCGCTTTGGTATTCGGACGGTACAAAGATAAACCTATACTATCGGGCTTACGACGAACGGCAGAAACGATGGACGGCACGAACCACGGACGTGTACGAGGTGATGGATGCCTGTACGGAACTGTTCCTGGGTTGCTACATCGGCGACGGGGAAAACTTCTATACGCAGTACATGGCCTACCGCATGGCGGTGCAGCAATGGAAGGTAAAGCCTTACGAAATCGTTACCGATAACCAGGGAGGACACAAGAAACTGGAGTCTCAGGGATTTTTCAAGAAACTCTGCCACCTGCACAAGACCACCATGCCGCACAACGGCCAGAGTAAATCAATCGAGTCTGCTTTCGGACGGTTCCAGCAGCAGGTACTTCACAAGCTCTACAATTTCACCGGACAGAACATTACCGCCAAGAAGTTGTCCAGCCGTGCGAACATCGACTTGATAATGGCGAATATCGACCAGCTGCCCACGCTGGAGGAACTGAAACAGCTGTACATGCAGTGCCGGGAGGAATGGAACAACATGCAGCACCCTACCAGTCCTACGGGTATGACCCGACTGGAGATGTACACCGCCATCGAAAACCCGAAGGCCCAACCGCTGGACGATTATGAGGCACAGGAAATCTTCATGCTGTTCTCACAGACCCCGGTGCAATACACCCGCGAAGGTTTCTGTTTCACGCTCGACAAGCAGGAATACCGCTACATGGTGTACGATGATTCCGGCCAGGTGGACATGAACTTCCACCTTCAGAATGTAGGACGACAGTTCCTCTACCGCTACGATCCGGAAGACATGACCCGTATCGAGCTCTGGGCGGTGACGGACACGGGAGCCAAGTATGCGGCCATCGCCACCCCGAAGATAGCCATTCACCGCGCCACCCAGGAACGTACCGAAGAAGAAAACGCTTATCTCTTTGCCCAACTGGATGCCAACCGCCGGACCCGTGCGGCGATGTACATCGCACAAGAGGACCTGTTTGTGGAGGAGGCCATGGGCGAAGCGTACACCAAGCTTCGGATTCCTCGCCCGGTGGCTGTGAGCGAAAAGCAGCTTGACGGGTACCGGGAGGAAATGAAACACGGAACGCTGGAAGTTCCTGTACCGATGCCGGAAACGGATATTCCGGAAGAACCGGTAATGGTGGAACCACTCACCTTCGCATCGGCCGGAGACTGGACCAAGAAGGTGTCCGAAACCACCTTCGACGAACTCTGTGCCGGAAAGCTTTAAACGATTATCAAAAATTGATTAAATACCTATAAAACATGAAAGGATTGACTACAGAACAGAAGGAACAGGTGCGCAGCGCACTGTTAGCCTATTGTGACAATTTCCCTACCCGCAACCGGGCGGCAGAAAGCTTGCAGAACGTAAGCTCGGCCACCGTCAGCCAGCTTATCAACGGGAAGTACGAACTCATCAGCGACGATATGTTTACCCGTATCGCCGTGCAGATAGGTTTCTCGTTCGATTCCTGGACGCTGCATGAGGGCAAGACCTTCCGCGAAATTACATACGCTTTTGCCGACGCACAGGCATACCGGAACGTCACCTGGGTAGTGGGTGATGCCGGATGTGGAAAGACCACGGCAGCCATCGAATACCGCCGTACGCACCGCAACGTGTTCTACATCCTCTGTTCGGAGGATATGCGCCGGAGCGATTTTGTACGCGAAATGGCCAAGCAGGTAGGCGCTCCTACAGATACGACCAACCTCCGGGACATGCTGGAGAATGCGATTTCAATGATTGCTTTCCTGAGCAACCCGCTGCTGATTTTCGATGAGGGCGACAAGCTGACGGATAGCGTTTTCAACTACTTCATCAGCATTTACAACCGACTGGAAGGACATGCAGGTATCGTTTTCCTCAGTACGGACTACATCAAGCGCCGCATCGAAAACGGACTCCGCTACAACAAGAAGGGTTACAAGGAAATCAACAGCCGCATCGGTCGCCGTTTCTATGAGGTATCGGCCACGGAACAGAATGACATCTATGCCATCTGCCAGGCAAACAGCCTGACCGACCGGGCAGACATCGAAGAGGTGTTGAAGGATGCAAAACGCAGCGAGAACGACCTTCGCCGGGTAAAACGGTGCATCCATGCACGCAAACGGATGATTGAGGCACGGAACCGGAAAGGAGGCAGCAATGAGTAAGGACAACACCACACCGCCACCAAAGAAATTCACCTTCGACCGCAATGCAAAGGGGGTAAGTGAAATGCTAGGTATGAAATACGAGACGATGGCTTTCGACGGTGCCTGGCGGGATGCCTTCGGTACACCGGAACGCCGGGGAGTCTGGATTATCTGGGGGAACTCCGGAAACGGAAAGACCAGTTTCGCCCTACAGCTCGCCAAATACCTGTGCCGGTTCGGACGTGTGGCCTACGACTCACTGGAGGAAGGTGCCTGCCTCACCATGCAGGAGGCCATGAGGAGGGAAAACATGATGGAAGTAAACAAGAAGTTCCTGCTTATCGATAACGAGAACATGGAGGAACTGGGAATCCGTCTCAGCCGACAGAAAAGCCCCGACATCGTGGTGATAGATTCCTTTCAGTACACACAGATGAATTACCGCCAGTACATCGCTTTCAAGGAACGTCACAAGCGGAAGCTGCTCATCTTCATCAGCCATGCCGACGGCAAGTTGCCGAACGGACGGGCAGCAAAAAGCCTGATGTACGACGCCAGCCTGAAGATTTACATCGAGGGATTCCGGGCATTCTCGAAAGGACGTTTCATCGGACCGGTAGGTCACATCGACATAGTTCCCGACAAGGCCCGTGCCTACTGGGGAGAAGAATAACATTTAAACGATATCCGTATGAAGACAACTATGAAAATCAGAAAAATCACCCCACAGCAGATTAAGGCGCTGCACGCACAGTTTCGCCGGATGGGGTTCAATGATGAAGACCGGCACGGGTTTATCAGCCAGTTCACGGAAGGACGCACAGACAGCACTGCCGGACTTACCAAGGAAGAGGCGGGGTTACTGCTCACACGGCTAAACCGTGAGGAAACCGACCGTATACGTAAGGAGGCCCGTTCTCTGGTAAAACAAATCTTTTCCCTTTCCTTCCGTATTTCCTTCCTGAACAAAGATTTCTCAAACGATACCCCGGAAGATTTCGAAATGAATAAGGCGAAGATTAACCAGTTCTGCCGCAACCGCAGCAAGTTCCGGAAGCCGATTACTGAAATGACGTTGGAGGAGCTGAAGGAAGTCAAGAGACAGTTTGAGGCACTAGCCAGAAAAGAAGATACCATAAAACAAGGATAACATGAGAAAGAAATCAGAAATCAAACGTGCCATTGAGGCACTCAGACAGAAATGCGACCACATCAGCCAGGCAAAGTTGCAGGTGCTGGAAGGCGTACGATCGGAACAATGGGTATTCGACAATTACGTGAAGGTACCGGAGGAAGAACGGGATGAAGAAGCTTTCTTCGCCGCACGAGACGCGGCACAGTTCGTTGCCGGAAAAATTGGCATCAGTGCCATCTGTCCGGAACTGGAGGACAATCCGGAGGGTGAGACTGAAGAGACCATCACCCTACCCCGCTCCGAATTCGACAAGCTGTTGAAACGCCTGGAACGGGTGGAACGACGGTTAGGGCTTCGCTCACAGATAAACATCGAAAGCCGTAAACCGATATCCATGGCCAATGCAACCGACCTTATTAACCAGGCGGAAGCCTGTAAATATATAGGATGCGGGAAAAGTACAATCAAACGATGGGCGGATAAAGGACTGATTGCAGGATATACAAAAGGGCAACAGGTCTTCTATAGTAAAAGTGAGTTGGACAAAAGTAAAGTAGTGATAGAACACCGTGCAAGCATGGCGGATAACGACAACAATCATGGAACAGACAATCGAACAGTTACAGAATGAGATAATGAACCAGATACATCGGTTCGGCTATCAGGACGCAAGTCTGATACTACGGGAACTGGAAAACTTCTGTAGCCAGCAGGCCGATGAGGCGATGAAAATGGAGTATGAACTTGCGGCTATGGAGGACGTTTTCGATGAGTAGAAAGAAATACCGGGTATGGCGGGTAATCATCAGCCGTCAAAATGTAAGTCTCACGATTCGATGCAGGCATGATACAGACAATCTGCAAGAAGTGAGAAACAAGTACAGGGATATGCTTACAAGCAAATATACAATCAGATTATGTTACACCCAATTTAGTTAAATATGGAATACACATCAGACTGGGAGGTTTCTCCCGAAACAATGGAACAAATGATAGAGAAACGTGTAATGGACATACTGAGAGATGTGGATGATACACTTGAATTTGGTATGGACGACGATCTTCAGAATGTTGGATTTGATTCGCTGGATAAGCTTGAGATTTCAATGGAGATAGAGAAACAGTTTGGTATATACATTTCTGATAGAGAACTGTATGAATATAGAAGCCGATATACTCCTAGAGATATTATCGAATACGTGAAAGATAAACTGAGAAAACAACAACCTAAAACCTATTGATTATGGCAACAAAAAGAACAAAGAAAACAGTAGTAAGCGGAGTTACCCGCGAACAGTACGAACAGGCATTTGCAGAATTCGCTATGGCCGACGCAAAGGCGCAGTCACTCACCGCAAAGATGGACCAGGAAATGACGAAGATTCGTGAGAAGTACGCCGACCAGCTGGCAGAACTGAACGAAACGAAAGACCGTACTTTCGAGGTCATGCAGACCTTCGCCACGGAAAATAAGGATACACTCTTTTCAAAAAAGAAATCACTGGAATCGGCACACGGCGTTATCGGTTTCCGCACCGGGAACCCGAAGCTGAAGAACCTGAAAGGATTCACCTGGGCAGCCGTGACCAACCTCTGCAAAGAGTTTCTGCCTGGCTATATCAGAACGACCGAAGAACTTGCAAAAGACAAGCTGCTGGCCGACCGTGATATTCCGGAAGTGGCGGAACAGTTTGCCAACATCGGCGTACAGGTAATACAGGATGAATCGTTCTATGTAGAATGCAAGAAGGAAGGCGATGCCGTACAACAGTAAGCCCCGTTACTCCTACTCTCCACATAACGGTATGTGGAGAGTATACCGGAATGAATACACGAAAAACACCTGTACGGGAGAACCTATCGAGGAATATCGTACTAAGGAAGAAGCAAGAAAAAGAGTTTATGAATTAAATGGTTGGAAGTATGAAAAAAAGAATTAGATGGTACATTGCTTGGGGATTGTATTGTCTGTTGCTAGCAATCCCTTTCGTATTAATCAAAGCAATACCGTATTTTATTGTTTCAGTAATGGATTCGGTTTTCTACGATCGAATAAATTCAGTAAGATTAAAAATTATCTATAAATATAAACCATAAGTAATATGAAATGCAAGAAATGCGGTAAGGAAGTGGAAGCCGGTTACAACACTCCGGACGGATTTTACTGTAGCGAGTGTTGGGACAAGGTTTCGGAACGCAAAAAGAAAAAACTGGAACGCGAAGCAATGCTCAGCTATGCCAGGTTAGGTAGAATTTTAAGACTATAGACTATGAATCAGAAAAGGATAACAATCATCATCATTACCGTGCTGTCGGTTTTCCTGGTACCCCTCATCGTGACGGGATTCCTGGTGCTGGTAGTGGGTCGTATATTGGGATGTGCCGGTTACCTGCTGATGATGCAGCCGCACGTTGCCAGGAATGAATTACGAAGTATTATTGAAGAACTGAAAGACTTATGGAGAAACAATTAGGAGAAACCTTCATTCACAACGGACAGACGTTACAGGTGTCCGAAGTGGAAAATACAGAAACAGCCTGTTCCGGCTGTTACTTTTTCGAACACGATATACGTTGTTACGGTAACGGACTGGACTGTACAGACGATGCAAGAAAAGATCATACGAATGTAATATTTAAACTGAAGAAATCATGATGCAGAAGATGAAAACAGAAAAGAACTATATCCATCGCCGTGTATGCCTCTGCCGCCAGTGCGGAGGAACCGGCATAGTAATCGAGTATGAAGAGAAAGATGTTCGCCGGTTACATCCTAAGCAGAAAGTATGTCCGCAATGCCAGGGCAGCGGACGCATCTGGCTCAGCGGAGAAGTAACAAAGTATATTGAACCGTATGCAGAACCAGAACCTTAATCTGTTCAAGCCCCGCAGGGTGGCGGCAAAAGTGCATTATAGCATAATCAACCAGTTCATGTTTGTGTGGATAAAGCACAGCCGCCCCTGCGACTTGAAGGTACAACGATCACAGCAGAACCCGGAATGCCTGGGCATCTGTTTTAACGTTGAAAACACCGGAACAACTGATATGATGCGTGAACTGGAGCGTGATTTGAAAATTGAAATTATTGATTTACCTAATAAATAGTAGCTATGAATAAAGTAGAAGAGATACTATCCTATATCGATGACAAACTGATATTGTGTACTAATGAGGAAGCGCAGGAAATTCTGGAAGATGTGAAAAGCGAAATTGAAAGCAGAATCGATTCATGCGAAGATGGAATATATACAGAAAATTAGTTATAATTATGAGAACATTTGATATGACATTAGGCGGACATGAATTCGAAAAACAGAATATTGTTACGATAGGTAAGAAAAGAGGTTATGATGTATATAAATGTAAGAAGTGTGGCATTACAGGTAAGTCTTACAGATTGGGTATGATTGATATAAAAGATGCGGATGTAAAGAAAATGCAGAAATGTAATTCACTTAAAAAGGGGAAATCCCTATATAAAAAGGTTAAGATTATTGACTGTAAAGCATTTGGCGATCAATTTAAAAATATTATCCCAGGTAGTGTACATAATATTGTACCTCCTCCACCTGGAGAGTCATCAGAACGTGGAGAATGGGTAATGGGAGTTAGTGAACCTGTTTTACTGTTAGCAGGAGAATACATGTATATTGAGTAAAAAAACTAATATGAACGCAAGAGACCAAAGGAAAGTATGTGACTCCGGCTTTGTAATAATCAGAGCCGAAGAAAGAAACGGAAAACCGATTATAAAGTGTAAGAATTTAGATAGCCCAGATAATTGGGTAACACTACGAAGCAATTTTAAATCGAAAGCGGAAAGAAACCGTTACATGAAAGAACTGCTGGAACAGGACTTCTACATCGAAGACTAGCAACAGAAATCCCCGACACCCATATCCGGATGCCGGGGATTTTCGTTGTTCGTTTCATTCTCCCGGTTCACCCAGGAATTCTAGAAATGCCTTGTGCTGCAAAGGTGTCAGTGCACGCTGCCCTTTTTTGTAATGCAGTTCCTTTAGTCTACTCTGCAATTCATCGTTCATAGTAACCCACCGTCGTAGTTGTGCGACCGCGCTTCGTGAGGAGCTATGTGGAAAATACTGTTGTGCAAGGTCTGTAAGATAGATTGCTTTCATTCCACTAAGATACGGATAAAAATCAAGGATAAAAAATTACCCTGCAAAAGTTTATTGACATTTGCAGGGTAAACGGCCAACTATTAATCAATGACCGGTCAGACACCCATATCGGGTTCTGCATCTTCTTTCAGTCCTTTTACACGTTTGAATTTAAGCGATGACAACTGAAGCGCGCTGTTAAGTCCTTTACCCGGTCTGAACTGCAGGTGTACGGACTTGATCAGATCAGTAGTATACTCTTCGCGTGTTGGAGACCCTTTCGAACGGATCTGTACCTGGAAGCTACCCAGATTTTCCAGACGCACAATATTTCCGTTTTGGATGTGTTTCTGGATCTGTTTAATCAGCGCACGGATCACGTTAAGGACGTCGCCATCCGTCAGCGTGGTACTGTACGAAATATCGTCTGCCAGATCATCGATGGTGATGACTCCTGCTGCTTGTGCCTTCGCATAAAATTTACCGGAAGATTCAGGGTCACGCGGATCTATCAGTTCTGCTATAGAATAAGTTATTGCCATAATACGTAGTTTTTTTTTAATGTTAATAATTGCGTTTGTTCTGTCATGACAATACAAAAATATACACGACGGCGTATATGGTGTTGTTATATATGCATAAACGGTAGATTTCTTGCGGAATGTTGCCTTTTTCACTATTTTTGTCTCGGGTAACAGTTTAGTTTTTAAGGTTATGGAGCGGCGGAAAAAAATCGTGGGAATGAGCTATGCCTGCCGCGTGCAGGAAATCGTACGTATCTACGACGAACATGCGCGCAGCGGGCTGTCGAACCGTGAAATCCTGCGAAGGTATATCTGGCCGAAATACCACATCTGCGAAAAGACCTTCTACAACATTATTAACGCCAGTGCCAATCCGCGTGTAATGAAACGTATCGAACAGGCGGAAAGGCAACTGACACTTTTCGACTAGAAGGTCTGTGTGGCCTGGCAGGTAAAATCGCTGATGTCTTCTACCAGTTCCTCGTGGTTGTGGTTGGTGCTGCTTCCCGTGCGGCGGGTCATGCAGACGGATTCATTCCGGACAGATAGAAAAAAGTTGAACAGATGTGCATCAATCTTGTCCAGCAGATCGAAACGTGCCAGCGATTCCTCCTGAAACATACTCCCGTCCCTTGCGCTCCCTTGCCATTTGGTGACCACATGCAACCGGAACGGAACGTCTGCCTGTTGGACGGTTCCGCTTAGCGTGCGCCACTGCACTGGCCGGAATTCGATGAACACCGCCGGGGTGTCGAACGGTTCTTCCTGCTCGATGAATTCCACCTGCTCGTTCCACAGGTCAATGTGCCGGATAAGCGGCTGTCCGCTTTCGTCCTTCAATTCTTTCAATGCTTCGGTCAGGCCGAGATAAAGCATACGTCTCATAGTGTGTCAAAGTTTTTAGCGTTGTTGTAAAAGATTTCTTTCAGCAGTTTCTCCAGGTCGGGATGGTTTCCGATGAACTGGCGTTTGGGGATGGTGATTTTGCTTCCTGCCTTTTTCAGGGCCATTCTCCGGTAAAATTCGGCTTCCTCGCTAAGAGCACGGTTCCGCTTCGTATTCCGGAGGGTTCCATCCTTTTTCCGGCTAAAACGTTCTGAATAAGTGACAGGTATTCCGGCTTTCATCCGCTTACTGCCCGTAATGGTAATATACTTCCACCAGAAATATTTCTTCATCTTCCGTGTTACGGTGATGGTTCCTCCTTCGTTGTGTATCTGCGCATACGGTTCGGTGGTTTCTATCACCACGCTGTCAGGGTCAGTGATGCGTCCCGTGATACTCCGGCGTAGATTCCCGGTCTTTACAAGCAGTCCCCGGCTCTCATCATCGTTGTATTTGCGTCGTGCCCACTTCTGGTTGAAGAAGGCTTCGCGCTCAAAGTTCCGGTCAAACTCTTCCAGTGCTTCCGTCCGTATGTCTTTCAGCGTCTCCCTTACCAACAGGTTGATGCGTCGCTGGAGTTCACGGGTTACCTGGTTTGATTTTTCAGCCATGATGCATTGTTTTTTAATGAATTAATCGTATCTTTGCAAAGGAGAGAGTGACTCGAGGTACTGGGTTGGATTGCAGATCCTTCACTAAAGGCTTCAGTCGCTCTCTTTCCTTTTTTTCAGCTTCTCCACGATGGAATAAAACTGGCATCTTCCGTCCACCAGTTCCCGGATTACGGCAAATGAATCCTCATCGGCTATGCGGATGCGCAGGTAATGATATTTCATGACCATGGGATTCCCCTTTTCATCCGGACGTTCCAAAACGTGTTCGGCATCTTTCAGCAGATTAATCAGATTATAGACTGCTTCATTCTTTGCCCTTACAAATTTGTGGGGCTGGTTCAATGCTTCCTTGATACCGTTTGAGGTAAATTCCACAGGGTTTTGTATTCCCTGCACCAGCACGGTTTTACCGACCAGATTCTCTTTAGCCCACTGTCGGGCTGCTTTACGCTGTTCTTGTAACCGTTCTTTTCCGGCACGCATTTCCTGAAGCAGCCTGCATGCCTGGCATACCTCATTGTCCGGAATGTCGGCAGCCAGTTTCATCTTGTCGGGGCGTACTTCGCACCGGTTACATTTACGCAGTGTGTAGCCGTTGTATGCCGGGAAGGTTGTCATCCGCTTGCCGGGGTTGAACATGAACATTTCCTGATACTTTCCGGCGGTAGCCTGACTGCCCAGGTTCATGGCTTCCTGCTCGTTGCTCACGGGGTATTTGTCTTTGCGCACCTGCACCACCGTACAGCGGCAGTTATGTACGATACCAAGCGGTATCACATAACTTTCGTCATTGGCTATCGAAAGATTATACACCGGCATTGATACTTTTTTCGTATCTTTGCCTGTCACCAGAACATAACGTGTATGAAAAAAGGTCTTTCTCAGGAAACTATAAAAAGAGTGGAAGCTATTGAAGGTATGAATATCCGTGATGCCGTGGAACTCCGGTACTTCCGCGAACTTCGCAGTGTCCGTTTTCTCTGCAAACTTTGGTCTGTCAATGGCCGTACCGTCCCGAAACTTATCCGTTATTGCGGATTTGAGCCGAGGCATGGAGGCGAGGCTGTCGCTACACAATGGGTTGGCAATGGGGAACGTCGGAAGGCTGCGGGAGAATCGCTTGCTGCCATGAACCACAGGCTTGCACTTGAGGGACGGCACGTGCGTCAGGGCAAGACGAAAGAGAACAGCGAACTTATCCGTGGCATTTCGGAAAAGCTGAAGCACACTTCCTCTTTTCTTAGCCCGGATGTCAAGGCAAGAGCTCTTGCCAGCTCTCTCAAGACACGTGCGGAACATCCCGAAAGAATGTCTGCCTTGAAGCTTCCTCCAAGTGTACATGAACAGATAATATATGAATTTCTTGAATCTTTGCATATTCCTTTTGAGTTTAGAAAACTTATCGGTTTATATGTGGTTGACTTTTACCTTCCTGAATTAAGGCTTGCCATTGACTGTCAGGGTACGAACCGTTTTCCACTTTCTTACAAACGACATGAAGCCATAACGGCACAGAGTTGCCAAATTGTGTACTGTGTTAACAACTACATCAAGTGCGGTGACCTTTCCGACCTGCACCAGTATATCACCGGTCTTCAGGTCTCCGGCAGTGACCCATCCCTCCGAAGTAAGGAAACGGTGATTTGGGGTGCACGTGGCAGTTCCCCTTTCGGTGAAGATTCTCACCGCTTCACCATCGAACGGCTTTATGTGGGTTCCTGTTACAAGTTGTGCCTTACCGCTACCCCCAATGACTAACTCGCCACGGCATATATCTTCTATATTTTTCCATTTGCCGTCTGCCATCAGCACCGGAGTTCCAGCTTCGAAACAGTTCCAACCGTTAGGCGGGAAATATTTGTCCCAGAACGGACTTTCGATGGGCAGGGTGATGTTGTGCAGCATCCGGTGGGTACGACGTACACGCTTGTCTCCCACGGTGCGGTATTGCAGGTAGTAGCGGTCGCCGTCCTGCTCGAACTGCTTCCACCGTGCGGCCATCAGCGCGGAAGCCTGGGCGAAGTTGTATTCCGTACGCAGATACTGCACATTGTAGGCATCATATACCTTTTGAACATCATTTAAGAACTGATTAAACGGCTTGCGGTTTCCTTTTTCATCCAGCAGGGAGGGGAAAGCCTCGTTCAGTTCGTGGAAGGTCTTGATACCGCTGAACACGTAGTTCGATTCCTTCAGACGTTGCACCGATATGTCGTCCAGCTGGACTTCCTTCAGAGCGGTGTCCACCGCATTGTCGAATATAAGCTTCTGACGCTCGATAAACTTTCTTACATCGCTGTCAGTAAGCAGTACCGCAGCATCTTTCTCCGGATTCTTATAAACGGTTTCAGCCATCTTGTCAAACTCACGGGGAAGTCCGGAATCATTAACAATAGTTCCGTTTCCCAACTTTAGAATGTTCTTTGCTCTTTCGTCGTTCAAATGAGCAAAATAAGAATAATCTAGAATCTCTTTCGAATAGACCTTCCCTCTAAGAATTCCGGATAATAATTCAGCCTCATATTCTGCTCTATTCGTAGCAGCATATTCTGATAACTCTTTCTTAACAAGCTTTCGGTCTAATTCTACGTCCCATTCATGTTCCACCTTATCATAATCCGGATTAATTACCGAATCAATGTAATGAGCCAGTTCATGCAGTATTGCGTTGTCTTGGGCCGACCATCCCCACTTTACAGCCTGTTGCTGATATCCCCTGAATCCACCTGCTTTTTTGATAGCTTTGTTGTTATTAATATTGATAACTTTACCAAAAGCATTGTAGTTGGCAAAAACCAGTCCTCGCTTTGTCTTGCCTCCTAAATCTTTTTCTTGTATCCTGGGTAGTTCAAAACCTTGGCGCAATAGGATTTCTGCTGCTTCTTCCGCCACATCTCTTGTTTCCGGATCTTTGAGTACGGATGCCCATTCTCTGGCTTTCTTCCGTATTTCATCGTGATTGGAAGGCAGACCAAGCGGTAGCCTGTTCCCTATGATTTCGGCATATCTTCGGTGCAGCCCCTTATAATCTTCGGGGCTTAGTCGAAAAAAGGACGTTCTCCTTCCGGCAATACCAGTTTCTGCTCTTCCTTTCCGGACTTCTGTTGTGTAGTTTTCTTCATATCCGGCACCGTGATGGAGGAAGTGTCTTTCTTCCTCTTCAGCGGAATGTTGTATTTGTCTACAAAGTATTTTGGCTCCACTTCGTAATGCTCCAGCAGCAGACGTTCGTAGGCTACCTGCTGTTCAGGGGTATAATCTACCGACTCATCCCATGCGAATCGGAACCCTTTCAGCGGGAATCCGTGACGGATCATGCGGGGAATGAGCTGCCAGTTCACCAGGTCGCGGATGAGGTCGGCATCCTTCTGAATCAGATTGTCCAGCATCTTGCGGTGTACCTCGCTCTGCGAAAGGCTGGCACCGTCCTCCATGGTCATGGTCACAGTGAGGATACCTTTCGATATTTCCGAGTTACAGCGGTCAATGCGCTTGTCGTACACATTGAACGCATCGGCACGGGTGCTTTCCTTCAGATCGACGGTAGTCCCTTCGGGGAACAGGCCGTAGGCGGCTGCTCCCATGTCGCGCAGCATCCGTTCGATGCGGTCGTACTCCTTCGGATCGCGGCTGGTCGTAGTAGCTACACGGAGCGGCATACCGAAGATTTCGCCGAACATGTCCCAGAAAGAACACATGTTCTTTTTCGGGATAGTCTGCTGGGCGCATTTCAGATACAGGCCCAGATTATGCGTGCCGCCTGCCTCGATGCACCAGTCGGTCATTTCGCTGTTCCGGTAGTCATAGCCCACCTGCCAGGTGTCGTTCTCATGCGTGATGATGACACCGTATTCGGGAATAACATGGGTACGCGGAATCAGGCTGACCCGGTTGTAGGCCATCCGTCCGTCCACTTCCACCACGTCGCCCAGTTCAATAAGTGAATGGCCGTAGTAATTGCTTTCCAGTGCTAACCGCAGGAATTCCTTAAACCAGGGAGCTTCCAGCAGTTCTGTCAGTTCCGGGTTCTCCACGCCCTTCACGTCGCAGAGCTTGAAACTCTTGTTCAGCACGAATCCCATGCGCTGCTGTACGCATCCGGTCAGGTGCAGGTCGGCATCCACATCGGTATAAAGATTCAGCAGGCGTGTACGGTTCGGGTTGTCCACGTTGATGGCCATCTGCCATGCACGCCGCCAGTCGGCCAGGTCGCGCCGTGTCAGTGCTTCGGTAAGCAGCTGGAGCTTGACGCTCATTTCCTTGATGCGCCGTCTTTCGGCGGCATTCATCCGGTTGAGATATTCTATTTTCGGTTTCTTTGCCATAATCGTTACCAGATATAGTTGTTACGTTTGTCGGAGCCGTAGCGTATGCCGGCGCCGGTCTGTTCCCCTTCCTCTCCCGTGGGTTGCAGTTCGGGCAGGTTCATGACTGCCTTGCCTGCCTGCACTTTCTCCAGGTAGGCGATGGCGTTTTCAAACTGTTCCTTCCGGATTTCATACCCCATCTTCTGCGGCAGGCTGAGCACCATGAAGTAGAGTGCCAGGTCAGCCACCAGTCCCACGAGGTCGAGGTTTCTTGCTTCGCCTTCGGCGGTGAAGGCCGTCTGCATGTCATAGCGTCCGTCCAGATAGCTTGCAATCCGGTCCATGGCCCGGCGTTCGGCCAGCAGACGGTTGTCGTCCGTGGCCTGCTGGATAATTCTCAGCGCGTCGGCACTGACCTGTATGTAGTCTTGTTCGGTGATAAACATGTGTGTAATGAATAATTAATAATGAAAAATGAATAGTTAAAGACTTCCATTGATTACCAGGAGTTTTTGGGAGGTCGGCGCACACCCAGCCGGGGTGTGAACGTAGCCTCACGGGTCTGTTTCTGTAGTTTGTAGATGGCTCCCTCGCAGGCATCCGGAAAGTCATCGTGCGCCCTGCTCCCCTGCTCGAAAGCCAGTGTCTGGTCAATTCCGGCCCGCATGTCGGTGTCTTCCTTCAGCTTTTCGTTATAAAAGAAGAAACCGCGTTCCCACAGCGGGCTGACGGCTTCCACACGGGCAAACTTGTCGGGTTTCTTCCGCTTGTCGGGCATGATGGGAAGCTGGTAGCCCCGTGCGTCGCCTTCGCGCTGGAACTCGTCGAGGATGGTATCCTGCATGAAGTTGGCTTCCATGTAGATGCTGACCGCCGCATCTTCGGGCAGTGACTCGTAGACATCGTAGAGCCAGCGAACCATTTCGCCCACGCTGCACTGGCGGCAGAAGGCACGCAGCAGATGCAGTTCCCGGTGGGAGGCGGTTTTCAGTCCACGCCTGGGACGGCCTATCATGGCGGCAGCCTTGTAGTCGTTCTTTCCGGAGGATTTCCACGAAGGGTCGATGTAGAGCACTATCTGCTCGTAGTATTTCAGTTTCAGCATCGGTCGCCAGCGTATCCACCGTTCCTGAAATACGGCTCCCTCGGTAATGGGATTGTTCATGTATTCCTTCTGGAACGAGCGGTACCCCATGAACTGCTCGCGGTCGCGCAGCTTTTCGATGGTGTAGAACTCCGGCCAGGCCGGATTCCCGTTGCGGTCGATGGCATTTACCTCGATGGTTGTCACTGTGGGACTGTCGATGATCTTCTGTAGCACGGAGTTTTTTGCAATCAGGTTACCTACCATGATGAAACGTCCGTCCTTGCCGCCGAAGCAGCCGAACAGGGCTTCCTTTATCCAGTTGGTCATTTCCCGTACACGTGCCTCACTCCGGCACATTTCATCATCGTCCAAGTCATCCACCACGATGTAGTCCGGACGCATCTCCCGGAAACGCAGACCACGGGGCGACTGGCCACGGCCTCGGGAGAAAAAGGCGCACTGGTCGCGTGTGACGAACTCGCCTTCCTGCCACATGCCGCTGTTGTATTGTTCGCCAAAGTCCCGGATGAGGTACTGGTTGTATTGCAGTTCTGCCTGCAAATCTCCCAGCAGACCGTCGGCACTGTCTTCACTCTTGCCCACCAGTACCATGACATGCAGCTCATCCCGGAACTTCAGCCAGAGCGGGATGCCGATGTCCAGGTGTACCGACTTGGCATGACCGCGTGGCCACTTGCAGACTAGACGCAGCTCGGGATGAGCGGCGATGTAGCGTGCAGCTTCGTTGTGGAACCTGGCATTCGGACACTGGCAATAATGTGACAGGTACCGCTGGCAGAAACAATTGTAATCCTTCAGGGCACGGGCGATGTTCCGCTTGCGTTCCGCTTCTGTCTCCACCCGTTCCTGTGAGGTCATCCGTTCTACCCGTTTGCAGTGCTCCTGCCATCGTTTCAGGGCTTCTTTCTTTTCCTGTTCCGTCATGGTCAGCCTCCTTTCTGGGCGAAGAGTTCATTCAGGTAATCGTTGTGCAGCTGGTTTACGAGCTGGAACAGTTCGTTGGTCAGCTGGGGATATTCATCCCGGTGTGCGGCCAGCCAGTTCTCAAAGTCAATCATCGTGTCGATACGGTCTACCACGCTGGCCTTCTTCTCCAGCTTTTCGATGGCGGTGGCCGTCTTGATTAGCTTGTCGCCCAGGCTGGCCAGCATATCCTCGTTGCCCGGCTCGTTCGCCTTGTCGAGCAGGGAGTTGATGGAAGACAGCAGCTTGTTCACCAGTTCCGGACGGGTGATGCTGCGTGCCGCCTTCATCTCTTTCCAGCCCATGGTGTTTATCCACCGGCTGAGCGTCTGACGGCTCACTTCCACTTTCTGAAGAATCTCTTCCTGCGAAAGTCCGCTCATGTAGAGCACCCGTGCCAGCTCCTGTTTTGTGTCGTTTTTAGCCATGTTTTACCTTGTATTTAATATTCGTTTACGACAAAGTTCATCCATTTTCGTGCATCCACGAAAAAGGGGTGCAACCGTTACAGAGAACAGTGCATCATTTACATACTTCTTTGCAACCGTTACACACTTTTTTGCCCGGACGGGAAAGGCAGAGTAAGTTTGCGTCAAACGAACGGAAAAATGGCAAAACGAATCAGAATATCGAACGAAACGCTGAACTGCTACGGCACGTGGATCCGTACCGAAGGCATCGACCTGACGCAGTTTAACCGGAATCCCGTACTGCTCTGGATGCACCAGCGGGGCGTGGTAATAGGAATGATAAAGGATATACGCGTAGCGGATGGAGAAGTGACCGGCGAACCCTGGTTTGATGAGGTACGCGAAGAATCGCGTCTGGCAAAGCAGCAATGGGAAAAGGGTACGCTACGTATGGGTTCGCCCAACTTCGAGATACTGGAAACAAGCGAAGACACTGCCTTGCTGAAACCCGGACAGACCCGTCCTACCGTAACCCGCTGCAAGCTGATGGAATACAGCATGGTGGACATCGGCGGAAACGACGACAACATCCGGCTCTCTTACGAGGGACGGGAAATCAGGCTGGATGCAGGAGACGGATGCGACCTGCCGCTGTTGAAAGAAAGCTTTAATGAAAACCAAACATTACAGACAATGAACGAACAACTGAAAACCATCGCCCTGATGCTGGGGCTGGCGGACACCGCCACACTGCCGGAAGTGCAGAAACAGATTAACGTGTTGCTCGGCTACCAGACGGCCAACGCGACGCTGCGTACCGAGAAAGAAAAACTGGAGAAGGAGCTTGACACCTTACGACTGGCAGGTATCACTTCGCTGGTAGAGGAAGCCGTAACTTCCGGAAAGATTGAAACCGGGAAGAAAGCCCACTTTATCGAACTGGGAAAGAAACTTGGTCAGGAAAGCCTGAAACTGACCTTTGAGGCCATGCACGGCACGGTAAAGCCGTCGATGATGCTGAATCGCACCACCTCGCAGGCGGCAGGCGACTGGAAGAAACTGAGCGAGGTTCCGTCAGAGGAACTGAAACTGATGCGCAAGGACGACCCTCAGCTGTACCGCAAGCTGTACAAGGCTGAATACGGTGTGGACTGCCCCGAACTTAACTGATTGTTGAACACAAATTAAAACACGAACATGAGAAAAGAAATCGTAAAATTCGTAACCGGCACACTGGTGAATGTGCTGATGAGTATCATTATCCTCTTTCTGCTTGGAGTACCGGACGCAGGATTCTGGGGACTGATTGTGGGCGTGGTGCTTCCGATGGCACTGGGCAAGTTTCTGCCGAAAGGTGCCGCCCTGGAAGGTGTCTATACCGAAGTATGGACGGGCGAGCTGGTGAAGCAGCTTCGCGGAGGTATGACTGCTTCCTGGCTGGACGGAGTATCCGATTATTCGGCTGCGGTGAACAACGAAGTGGTGCATCTGGTAGATGTGGGCGGTGACCCGGACGTGCTGATTAACAACACGACGTATCCCATTGCCGCACAGGAACTGGAGGACGGGGATATCGCACTGGGCCTTGACAAGTTCCAGACCAAGAAAACTGCCGTATCGGATGATCAGCTCTTTGCTATCTCCTACGACAAGATGGGCAGTGTGATCGAACGTCACGGTGACGCCATCACCATTGCCAAATTCAAGAAAGCGGCCCATGCACTGGCTCCGAACAGCAACACGGCGAAAACACCGGTAGTGCCAACTTCCGGTGAAGATGACAATGGACGAAAGAAATGTACCCGAAAGGACATCATCGCCCTGAAACGCAAGCTGGATGCCTTGCAGGTTCCTACTGCAGGCCGCCGTCTGGTGCTCTGCTCGGATCACGTGAACGATCTGCTGGAAGACGACCAGAAGTTCCGCGACCAGTATTACAACTACACAACCGGAAAAATTGCCAACATGTACGGCTTCGAAGTATATGAATTCGAGAACTGTCCGTACTTTACCAAAGAAGGAACCAAGGTTCCGTTCAAGAACTCGCCTTCGGGCACTGATCATCAGGCATCCTTCTGCTTCTACACCAAGCGTGTGTTCCGTGCACAGGGAAGCACCAAGATGTATTACCGCGATGCACAGACCAACCCGGACTACCAGCAGAACGAAGTGAACTTCCGTCACTACTACATCGTATTGCCGAAGAAGATGGAAGCCATCGGTGCCATCTACAGTTATGACGGTTCTACCGCACAGACATCCGACCAAAGCGTAGAACCTGACAAGAACTGGGCTGAGACCAGACGCGAAGCGGAAGCTTCCAAAATGGCCATGGTCCTGTCTGATGGAGGAGAAAATGGCGTGAGCGGACTGGAAGAAAAGTTGCAGGAAGACCCTGCAGCCGGTGAGGAACTTGAAGCATAAGGAGGACTGGCCATGAAACACTTTACAATAGGGGAACTTTGTGCCAGTTCCACCGCCGACGCCCGTGGAATCAAGAATACGCCTCCCCTACAGGAAGCGGGTAACCTGAAAGCCCTGGCCGATAACGTGCTTGACCCGCTGCGTGAATGGTACGGGAAACCGGTCTACGTAAACAGCGGCTACCGTTGCCCGCAACTGAACCGGCTGGTGGGCGGTGCCGCAAACTCGCAGCACCTGAAGGGCGAAGCTGCCGACATCACAGCCGGAAGCCGGGAAGAGAACCGGAAACTCTTTGAGTACATCCGTGAGAATCTGCCCTTCGACCAGCTGATTGATGAAAAGAATTTTTCGTGGGTGCATGTGTCTTACAAACGCGATGGAAATAACCGGAAACAGGTATTGAAACTCTAGACGCTTATGGACTTGACCCTGTTACAGACACTATGGGACTGGCTGCTACCTGCCGGTTGGCTGGCCACAGCCATCGCCTGGTGGCGTGACCGGAAAATCTACAAGGTACGGGTGGTAAAAGAATCGGAAGGCACCTATAAGGAGCTGTACGATGACCTGAGCGCCACCGTATTGGATCTGAGTAAACAACTTAGGAAACTGAACGAACGGAATATAACCCATGAAACAGCACTACGTAAAATACATGCTTGCAGGTATGCTGACCGTTGCCCTGCTATCCTCTGGATGCGGCAGCAGCAGAAAGGCCAGCTCGGAAACCGTCCGCTCGGACTCTCTCAGCACGAGCGTAACCGAGCGAACAACCTACGCGCCGGTCCCGAAGAGGACGGCGAATCTTTCGGTGAATGCGGAACAGTGGCTGAACCTGACCAGGCTCCCTGAAGGCTATGGCATAAGTACCAGACAGGACGGTCTGAATATTGACATAAAATCGGACGGAGAAGGTGGCGTGAACGTCACGGCTACAGCCGACAGCCTGGGACGTGAAGTGACAACCGTACGCGAAGAAACCACGAACCACATCCGCGACGAAACCGTGGTTACGGAGCAGCCTAAAGCAAGCATCTGGGAACGGATCGGGAAATTCCTGTTACCCGTTTTCGTCGCAATCCTCCTGATTGCAGGAATGATAATCTATCACAAACTAAAAAAATAAGACAATGGCAGATACAAGCAACGGACTTATGTATGGCGTAGCAGCCGTAAAATTCAAACCCGCATCCGGTGAAGAAAAGACCCTTGGATGGCTCGATGAGAACGGGATGCAACCGGCAGGAAACGCACCGACCTTCATGGAGGTGTATGCTGCACAGGTGACGGACGGACCGGTAGACAGCATCATGACCAATCCGGGCAGTGACGCATTTACGATGAATCTTATCAAGCTGGATGCGCAGAGCATGGTTGACGTATTTGGCGGAAAGAAGGAAACGGACGACTCCTATACACCACCGACAAGTTTTGTGGCTACCGGTGTACTGACAATCTCCATGCATTCCGGACATAGTTTCCGGGTATTCAACGCACGCCTATCCCGTAACGGATGGCAGAACGGTATCAACATGCAGAATGTACTGGCATTCGGTATCCGTGTGGACATGCTGAAGCCTACGGACGGTAAGGACAGACGTTTCCGCATCTATCCTCCGGGTGTGGAACCGGACACCGCTGATACAACCGCAGACGCAGGATGATGGAAGCACGTGACATCGAACTGTTGGCAGGCATCGCCCTTGAAGACGGGGGAATCAGCCTGCCGCTTCATACGGTACTGCGGAAACGTCCGTTCCGCATCACGATGAAGACACCTACCACACGCAGTCTGATACGAATCAGCAAGCGTTATCTCCGAATCGGGGTGACTCCGGAAGAATATGATGCATACAATCTGGACCAGCGCATCCGGTTTGTCTTCCTGCATGGAAAGGATATTAGCCGGATGGTGGCATACGGAATTATTCGAGGCCCGGTACTGGGAAGGTTACTAAACCGCCCGGTGGCATGGATGCTTCGGGAACTGATGACGCCCGACGAACTTTCATCCGCCTGGCGACAAATACTGAACAGTACATCTACCACGTCTTTCGGGATTATTATCGCATCGGCAGCAGCTCTGAACAAGATGCAGCCCTTAGCGAGCCGGAACGAAAGCGCAAGCGACAGGAGGAGTTAAAGAAGGGACATACGGAACCTTCTCATAGCCTTTTCGGCGTAGTAGGTCAGCTTGCCACGGAAACAGGATGGAGCATTGACTACATTCTTGACAAAGTGAATGTTGTCACCCTACAGCTCATGATGGCAGACATGCCACACTGGGTTTCCCCGCAGCAGCCGGACCTGATGCAACAGATCCGGGAAATGGAGGAACGGGAAAAACAAAGGAACAGTCACAAACAAACAGAAAACACGAATCAGACAAAGGGAATGAACCCGATGGCGTTTTTTACCCATTATGCGGTCAAAGACTGATTATTCATTTTTCATTATTAATTATTCATTGGAATCATGGCAATACCCGTACAGCTTGAAATATTCATGAAAGACCTTACCAAGGCCGGACTACAGAGCGTCGGTAAGAATGTGGATGATGTAGAAACCCAGACCCGGCAACTCATTTCCGCATTACAACAGGTGATTGCCGAACAGAAACACCAGTTGGAGGTCAACAAGACTGCGGGTATAAGTTACACACAGGAGGCAGCCAATATCCAGGCACTCACGGGACAGGTACGGGGACTGGAAGCGGGATTGAAGGAACTGAAAAAAACAAAGGAAGAGACCGCAAAGACACAGCCTATCGACATCGACACCGAAGCCGTTACCCGCAAAACTAACAATCTGAAAATGCAGTTCAGCCAGGTAGCAAGAGAGCTGCCATCACTCGCCATGGGGCCGCAGATGTTTATCCTCGCCATTTCCAACAACCTTCCTATGCTGGCGGATGCCATCGCCGACGTACGCAAACAGAACGAGCTGCTGGCCGCATCCGGCCAGAAAGGTGTGCCGGTATGGAAACAGTTAGCCAGTTCCGTATTTTCCTGGCAAACGGCGCTGGTGGCGGCGATTTCTTTAGGTATTGTGTTCGGGAAAGATATTATGGATTGGGTAAGCAAAATTACCAAGGGGAAGGATGCCGCCCTATCCTTGGCTGACGCACAGAAAAAAGTGAATGAAGCGTTTGACAAGGATTCTGGCGATGTAGGAGAACAGGCAGTCAGAATCAAATCACTGTCTACTCAATGGAAAAACTTGGGTGATAACCTGGAAGAAAAAAAACGGTTCATTAAGGGAAACAAGGACGAACTGGATAAGCTGGGTGTGTCGGTTAGTAACGTAAACGACGCTGAAAATTTGCTCGCTAAGAATACGGAACAGTATATTCAGGCCATGTCTTTACGTGCCCAGGCTGCATCCGCATTCAAATTGGCAACTGAGGCTGCTGAAACGGCAATTAAAAAGCAGGTGCAAATAAACCAGGAAGAAAAGAAATCGCCTTCATTCATGGATCGTTTTCTCAGTGTACTGAGTGGTACAGGCGCATCCAGTACATGGTCATCCCGTTCCACTGAAGAGGCAACGGCTGAACAACGGCAACAGACACGTATCAACGGAATGAAGGAAGAGAAAAAGGCCGCAGAAGAAACGGAGAAAGCCTATACAGAACTTTTTACTACTCTCAGCAATCAAGCGAAGAAAGTCCTGAATGATGCAGGAATATCAGAGAGTGACAACAAAGAAGAAACGAAAATCGCAAAAACCGACTATGCCTCCCAGCTTGCCGATGCCCGTGTAAAGGCCCAGCAAACCACAGAAAAACTGCGCTTACAAATCATGATGGAAGGTATTGCCAAACGCAAGGCTCTGGCCAAGCAGGAGTATGACGAGCAGCTTGCCGATATTGACAAGCAGGAGCGCGACACCCTTGTCAAAATGGACAAATCCCGCAAGCAGGGAGATAATATACCGCAGTCACAATATGAATCAGTCAGGCAGGAAGCACAGACGCAGCGGATTCTGGCTCAGCAGGTATTAAACAAGAAATTACTCGACATTGATAACGAATATCAGAATAAGGCCATTGAAGCACAGATAACATACAACAAACAGTACGGAACATACGCAGAACAACGTGCCGCCATCATTGCCGAGGGATTACGGAAAGCCGCAAAGGCAGAGAACGACGGTTCGAGAAAATTGATTCTTCGCCAGACGGAAGATGCGTTGAAACAACTTGATTTCAAGAGATTCAAGGACAGTATAAATTTTGCGGATGTCTTTAGCAACCTTGATACACAAACCAACGGTACATTGAATATTCTTCGTGACAAGCTGAAGGAATACATAAACAACGCCGCTGGCGAACTTGATCCGGAAGATTTGAAAGAGCTTCAGGACGCCTTCCAAAAAATAGATTTCAAGATTGCAGAACGTAATCCGTTTGGTGAACTGAAAACGGGTCTGAAAGAATACAAGTCAGCCCAAGAAGCCGTAAACAAGGCGCAAAAGGATCTTGATACAGTAATGCAGGGAGGTGCCGTCATTACCGGCATGTATATGGATGAGAACGGGAAACTTGTCAGCAGACTGTTGTCTGTTGAACAGGCCGAAAGGAACCTGTCTGAAGCACAATCAAATCGTCAGCAAGTGCTTACGAAGTTGACTGCCGCAGCGAACTCCATTGGCACACAAGGATTACAGGTTGTCAATGTCGGTTCTCAAATTGTCGATATGCTGGAAAGTTTCGGAATTAAGATGCCTGAAGCCGTCAGCAATACCCTGAACGGTCTGGGCCAAGTGATGTCGGGGTTAGAAAGCATAGATTTGACGAAACCTTTCAGTGCCATAACCGGCTCGTTGGATATCCTCACAGGAATAGGAAATACAATTTCCGGTCTACTTGGTTTCGGTGGTGCAGACTACTCAGGCTATGAAGAAATGAAGTCACGTTACGAGGGACTGATTGATATCTGGGATACGTTGATTGACAAGAAGACAGAATACATCGACATCGATTACGGGACCGAAGCCCAGAAGGCCGCTGAAGAGGCTATAAAGCTGACAGAAACACAGATTGAACGGCAGCGGCAGCTGGCCAATATGCTGGCAAGTTCCGGTGCTAGCGTCGGTTCTCACTCTCTTGGTTACAGAGTGAACGACCGGATGAGTTCTCAGGATTGGCAAAGATTGTCAGGACTTGTCGGTCAACAGGTAGATAGTCTGGATGACGTTCTCAAACTGGATACAGACGTAATCGGGAAGGTACTTCAGGATGAGAAATTTGTCAATGTACTTACTACTGTAAATTCTGACTTTATCGAATATATCCAAAACATCGAAAAATACGGTGAGCAGCTTGAAGAAATAGCCAACAAGGAACAGGAGGCCATTACCGGAATTGGGTTCGACGCGTTCAGGGACGGATATGTTGACTTGATTTCCGATTTGGAATCCACCAACGAAGACCTGGCAGACAATCTGGAAAAGAATCTCCAGAATGCTTTCTTCCGGTCATTGATAGCCGACAAATACAATTCGCAGATAAAAGCGCTCTACGATAACTGGGTGAAGATGGGTGAAAACGGCCTGACAAAGGACGAAGTGGAGGTTCTGAGAAACCAGAACCAGGCGATGATCGAGCAGATGCTGAAGGATCGGGAGGAACTGATGGAAACTTTCGGGTGGCAGGCGGAATCATCGTCCGGTAGCAGCCAGTCCCCCAGCAGCGGTGCACTTACCACCATGAGCCAGGACAGTATATCCGCTTTCGAGGGGATAGGCCGCAACATGCAGACGCACCTGGCTAATGTAGACCGCTTTGTACAGGAACTTAGGGAAACTCAGAAGCTGGACAGCGAGACGTTGGCTACTATCGCCTCGCACACAGCATACATCGTCTTAATCTACGATTTGATGGAAGACATGAAGTTGAACGGAATAAAGATGCAATGATGGATTTGACAGGTTACATGACAATAAACGGGACCGATATCTGGACGGAATACGGAGTGTTCCTCGGTGAAACAGAAGCAGGTGGACATGTAAACATGGACGCTCTACTGCGTGTACCGAAAGCCAAAGAAATTACCAAGGTGGACTTTCGGGAACGAACGGGCGTAGAACTTCCCGATAACCCGAACGTCAAGCTGAGCAGCATCGAACGCACTTTGCAGTTCTGGTTACGTTCAAACAACAAATACAACAGGCTTCAGAAGTATCAGGAATTTATGAGTCTGATAACGTCCGGCATGTTGACCATAAGCATAAAGGATTACCGTACCTATAAAATGGTCTATCAGGATATGCCTATTGAACCGGATTGGTACGTCAGCTATGAAGGTGACCGATTCTATGCATTCTTCCAGGTTAAGTTCCTGGAACCACAACCTTCAATTTAATAAGCATTTAAAAACAATTTAAAACACGATAAAATGGAACTGAAAATCTATAACAAATCCGGGAATCTGATACTGACGGCAAGCCCCAATACGTCTTCATCCTTGACGGAGGAAATAGGTGGAGAATGTAGTGTATCGGCTTCTTTCACACATACCAGTTTCATTTTACTCGATGTAGACAGCTATATCGAGATTGAAGGCGTGCGTTATAAAGTAAAGTCCCGTTATCGCCCGAAACAAAAGGACACGCAGACTTACGAATACTCTGTCAAGTTCTACGCACCCATACACGATGCGGAAGATGTGCTGATGCTGTTTACCGAAGGTGATATCACCTCAGAGTTCAACTATGACGGAGGACCACGTGAGCACCTGCAACTCTGGATAGACAACATGAACCGGTTGGCCGGGACAAATGTATGGAGTATCGGTACCGTTATATCGGCTGAAAATAAAACGATAGAATACAAGAATCTGAAATGTTGGGACGCAGCGTTCGGCAGTAACGGTATAGCAGCCACTTTCGAGACAGAAATGTGGGCAGACGGTTATGCGATAAATCTCTGCAAGGCAGAACGTGGAGAAATCGTTGAACTGGGATACCTTCAGGGGCTTACGAATCTCGCCCAGGAAGATAACGGCGAAGTGAAGTTCTTCACCCGCCTGTTCCCACTTGGGTCTACGAAAAATATTGATGCGAGTAAATACGGATATTCCCGTCTGCAACTTCCCAGCCGTGCCATGTATGTAGATAAGAACGTGGACTTGTATGGTGTTAAGGAAGAAACTGAAGAAGCTGCGTTCTCTGAGATATATCCTCAATATGTGGGTACAGTATCTTCTGTCAGGACGGAAGAAAAAACGAATGAGGAAGGACGGGAATATACTGTGTATTATTTCAAGGATGACGGCATGAACTGGAATCCGAAAGACTACGAGATTCCGGATCTGGACTATATGTTACAGTTCCAGACAGGTGAACTGGCTGGCCGTGGAACGGAAGGATCATTCCAGGCAGCCTGGCATGAAGACACACGGGAATGGGAAATAATCAACGTATACCCCAATGATACAACGCAGATTCCAGGAGATGTAATTATCCCCAAACCTGGAGACACATACATTCCGTGGAATTTCTCCATGCCGCAGGAGTATGTCACAGCTGCAGAACAGGCATACGAGCTTGCTGTAAATAATTTCCTGTCAAGTTACAGTTTCGACCCCAATAAATACACCGGCACAACAGACAGAAACTACATCGAGCGGAACGCCACACCTCTCCGTATCGGATGGAACGTCCGATTACTGTCGGAACAGTATTTCAGTACAACCGGAGGATATAAAGATACCCGTATCACAAAAGTGCAGCGCAAGCTGAACGATTTGTGCCAGGCGTCGATTACCTGCACGGACAAAATCGGAACTACTTGGAAATCCTCAGTTGAAAACAAGCTGGACAGCTTACAGTATGTAATGACGAAGCAGGAACAGCAGGCAATTATTGATATAATAAAGACAACAGACAGCAAGACACCGAGTGATTATAATGTATTGTCTGCACTGAAAGCGATAGGTATGTTTCTAAGAAAAGACAAGCCTGATAGCACAAATTATCTTATAAAGTTTTTGGGTGGTCTTATCTCGGATAACATAGAATCGCAGGACTTCGCTTCCGGCCCGTTTGGTACTGGGTTCATAGTCAAACGTGACCCGAAAACGGGGAAAAGCTATATAGAAACAGATGAACTCTATGTGCGTTTGAAGGCTTATTTTGATACACTTGAGATAAAGCACCTGACACATGTAGGCGGGCGGTTTGTGGGATCTCCTGCCGGTATGAAATGTAACCGGGTTGAAATTCTGAGTGGTGAGTCGGAAACACTTTTCGACAAATCCGGCAGTCAGCTTTTCGACTCCAACAATGATCCGTTAACATCAATGGTTGCTGGAGGAGAACAGGTATACCGTTGCTACTTCAACAACACCGATGAAGAAAGGGAGATTGTAAATGAATTTGCAATTGATGATTTGGCACAGTGCAGGGAGTTCAATGTAAAGGAAGGGACATCCCACAACGTATCCAATCAATATTATTGGCGTAGGGTTGTCGGATTGGGCGAGAACTATATAGACCTGTCCATGACCGACTGTGACAGTGGAAGCATGGAACCGAAAGCCGGCGATGAAATTGTCACTATCGGCAACAAGACAAATCCGGCCAGGCAGCATGTGTTCTATCTTTCAGCATACGATGAGGATGCACCCTGCTTCAAACTATACAGCGGTATCAACTCATACTCTATGCTGAATAAGGAGATTACTGTCATATCCCCCAATGCGGACAAGAATGTGTTTACAGGGCAGGTTGTCATCAAACCCGGTTCTGTCGGTTTTGGAAATCTGTCGGATGCGCCGGATATGGGACTTATCGAATCGGAGATAAACAATGCCAAGAACGACGCGGCCAACGCCCAGGAAGCGGCTTCCAACGCCAAAGAGGATGTGAATGACCTGAAAGGTTACGTTGACGGCGCTTTTGCGGACGGAATCATCACGGAAGCGGAGGCGAAAGCAATCGCCACCTATATCAATACGGTGGAGAGCACTTCGCAGGCCGCCGCAAAATCCTATTCGGAACTGTACAACAACGGTTATCTGGAAGGTTCTGCAAAGGTATCTCTGGGTAATGCCTATGCATTCTTCGTTAGTTACAAGGATGCGCTCCTTAATGCCATCGAAACGGCCATTGCGGACGGAAAGACCACGACAGCGGAAAAGGCATCCGTGGACAGCGCCTTCTCAAGATACAACACTGCCTACGCTTCTCTCTCCACCGCTATCGAAACGGCCAACAAGTCTATTCAGGACAAACTGAAAGGATATTCTGATAATGCTCAAATGGCCGCTGATGAAGCGAAGAATAATGCCGCGCAGGCCATGGAAGATGCTAATGAGGCCAAGAATGCAGTATCTGACCTTAACGATTATGTTGACGGTGCGTTCGCCGACGGGATTATCTCAGAAACTGAAGCGAAAGCAATATCCACCTACATAAACACTGTAACCGCTACAAAGAAAGAGGTAGACGCTACATATACAACGTTATACTCTAACGTATACCTTACGGGTACGGCAAAAAGCAGCCTGTATTCTGCAAAGAACAGCTTCAATACGGCAACTTCTAACTTGATTACTGCGATACAATCAGCTATAGCTGACGGAAAAACTACATCATCTGAAAAGTCAAACGTAGATAGTAAGTTTACTGCGTTCAATACGGCCTATGCTAATCTTGCTACAGCAATAGGAAACGCAAATAAAGCCATTCAAGATAAGATAAAGGAGGAAGCTATTGCTGAATCAAAAAGCGACTTGGATGCACAAATTGGGAGCGTTTCTCTAGCGGACAAGAATGCCATAGCCAAGAATATGGGCTACGCAGACTATGAAGAAATGCAGTATTATGCGGAGCGTGCGCAGACGGTCATTAAAGGGGGACATATTAATACTGAACTTATAGAAGCCAGTCTGTTGATTACATCTCAGATTATTGCAAATGCAATCAAGACGAACACACTGAATGTAAACAACAAGTTCCTGATTTATACTGACGGCTCTGTTGATATGAGCGGTATTTTACACTCGTTAGGAAGCAAGACAGAACTTGTCGTTTCGAACGGTTACGTGAGAATAATGTACAACGGTAATGATGTTGCAAAATTTTCTGTGAACGAAAATACAGGAATGCCGGAAATTTCCATGTATAAGGGTAGCCGTTCCTGTACAATAACCGCTGAAAAGATACTTATGGCAACAGGAGGAGGTAGCACCAGCTTCCTGACAATCGACCCATCTGTACTAGGATATGGTACGATTAAAAAGAAGTCGGACGGTACTTTATATCTGTCTAGTGATGAATATGAAATGATTACTGTCGGTATATATGTATCTCCGTCATCGGGAGGAACTACAACTCCGTCACCTTCTCCTTTACACATGGTGATGAAAGGTGAATCAGAAACAGTTGAAGCTATCCCTAACGAAGGGTATGAGTTCAGCAGATGGTCTGACGGAGGTTCACAAAGACATACAGTTACATGGAATACTGCCGGACAAAGCCTTACTGCGTATTTCACGAAAAAAGCAGAAACCAAATATACATTGTCACTTTCATCAAGTCCTTCTTCTGGAGGGTCTACAAGTGGACAAGGTTCATATACTGCTGGCTCTAAAGCTTACGTTACTGCTACTGCAAATAGCGGCTATCGGTTTGTACGATGGTCAGATGGAGGCTCTCAGTCACATTATGTGACTATGGATTCAAACAAATCGCTTACAGCATATTTTGAAGCTTATTCAGTAACAGGTGATGAAATATTTACCGGAACAGCTTTGACAAGTTCTTCATATTGGAAAACTGGGGGGAGTTCAACAGTTTCAGTATCAGGAGGAATAGCCACACTCAAATTTACAGGTAGCTTAGACTCTGATGCCGATGTGTATTTCAACAGAGGTTATTTAGGTGGTAAATTGGAACAAGGTCATCAATACATGCTTGTTCTTGAAATAAAATCAAACATATCAGCATGCATCGTTGCAGATATATGTGATAGAAATAGTGGACATGATAGTGCTACACAAGAAGGGGCTATAATATATGGAGAATATAATGATGGACTTATTGGAACGTCATACAAAACCATACAAGCAAAATTTACAGCAGACAGAGATACTACAGTAAATGATTGTTTCTGGATTATTGCTACAAGTGAATGCACTTTGTCTATTAGAAAAATATCATTGAAGGAGGTATGATGAGAATAATACTATTAATGTTCATCACAGCAATTTCATCATGCTCAGGACCGATTCCGAGAGCAGACGAAAATGAGGAAAGAGAGGTTATAGAGATAGTCTATGATACGGTTTACAACGAGTACGAATATGAAATAACGGTAGGATATGGGAGTAATCAGCAAGACAACAGAGGAAATTAATACTTTACTTGATAAAGTAGAAGGTATGCCGGATGAAGGTGTATCAGGTAAAACACCTGTGCTAGAAACAGGGAGTACAACAACATTAGACCCCGGACAGAATGCAACGTCCGAAGTAGTCGCAAATGGTACAGATGAAAGTGGAAATCCAAAGTATAAGCTGAACTTCAGTATTCCACGTGGGTATGATGGTAGCAGCACTGGCGGTGGAGGTGTCGCTGATTCGGTACAATGGGAAAACGTGCTTAACAAACCTACATGGGTTAATTCTGCCACAAAACCTACCTATACTGCAACCGAGGTCGGAGCGTTACCCGTATACACGACAATACCAAGTAAGACAAGTCAATTGGCTAATGATAGTGGATATGTAACTTCCTCTACACTAAAAACCATAAACGGGCAAAGCATTGTTGGTGAAGGGAACATAGAAATTTCGGGAACTGGTAGCGGTATAGCAGATGCACCGTCTGACGGACAAACTTACGGACGTAAAAACGGGGGTTGGGCTGTGATAACTGGAGGTACAGGTGGTTCTGTAGATATATCAGATATTATGCAACGTATTGTGCAACTTTCAGAAATTGAAGGGACATGTACAGATGAAGACTATAATACACTGAAAGGATATGCTGACAATGGTATAGTCACATACGCAAACATAGAAGACACTTCAATGATTTTTAAGGTAAAAAATCTTGATGGTGTTATTCAATTCTTATATGAGGTTGACGATGTCCAACTTGCTAGCGTGGTAATATTTATTATAGATACTTCAAAGAAAGTATCAGTCGCCAACAATATCTTTTATACTATTGATAATTATGGCTCAGGCCTTTTAGGAAGCTACTCAAAACCTTCCTCGTATTCTGCCATTACTAAAGACGATACAATTTCTGCTGCTATCGGGAAGCTGGAAGCAGGGATTGGCACAGGAGGTAGTTCTGATGATATATATTACTTGCCAACTGCTGTACTTACTTTAGACACTCTAGCTACAAGTGATGAAATTGTAACGGCATTTGGCGGTTCAGATAAAAGAGCAGAATTAGTCAATGCTATTAAAGCAGGTAAGAAAATATATATTCAAGGGAACGAGACATATTCAAGTGTACCTGTAGTGGTTTATAATTTTTTTAATATTATGCCATATATGTCTTTTATTAGAAGAAAAACCACAATCGGCTCTGAAATTGTTAATATCACATTTGGCAGTGCCAATAGTAATATTAATGTTATAAGCACAGATGGGTATGAAGTTAATGGTAAGGTAAATCTTTTGACATCAAGTTCAACGACATCAGATATATCAGCAGCCTTAGGCGGGATAGATGGTGTAAAAAAATTAAAGAAAGCTGTTGAAGACGGAAACTCAATATATACAACTTTTTACAGTGGTTCTTCTACTGAAATTACATCAGCTAGACTTAATTTATCGGTAGTTATTATTTCGGATGAAAGTAAATATGCAATTACAATATGTGGAGTACAAGGAGAATCATTTTTAAGTGTGATAAATACAGGATATTTATATATAGTATATGACGTGGCAAGTAATACGTTCACATGTGAAAGGTATAACAACACTGGAATTTCTTAAATAAAATCAATTATGGTAACAATTTTAGTAATTCTATCAGCTCTGTGCATCGCCACCTATACGGCAGCGGTATGCATAAAATTCAAAGGTGTGCCAAGTTCCATCTCGGCCACGTTCTACAAGTTGGAACACAAGTTATGGTTCGGTGCCACTATGGTTCTTACGGCCTGTCTGCTTATGCCTGCCATACTGGAGATCACTCCAGATAGCCAGTTCACTGCTTTTCTGGCATGTGTGGGCTTGATAATGGTGGGGGTTGCTCCGAACTTCCGGGAAGGGATAGACCGGAAAATTCACACAATCGGAGCGGTTCTATGCCTGGTGTTTTCCCAGGTGTGGGTTTCACTTACCTGTCCGTGGGTGTTACGCAATGCTTCGCACACTTGAGCGATGCCTAGAGAATCTGGAAAAAGGAATTATACGACGAGTTCCGCAGGTAGAAACCTATTCAAGTTATGATAAAAGGTTGGCATGAAGCTATGCTAATAGAATAAGAAACAGCGTTTAAATAGTGATTGAATACTATTCAAATGCTGTTTTTATATTATCCATTTTTAGGGTATCTCTTTCCTTTCTCATATTTTACAATTCTCACATTTCGTTTTGTACTAATAAATGTGAATTACTTACATTTTGATTTGGTAGAATCTCACATTTTGTTTTGCGGTTTGTATAGCATGAAAATCGTTACAATAATTAGACGTCGTTTTTTCTGTAACGATTTGGTAACGGAACTTTGTCCGAAGTGGGCTGTTTGATGTCCTTGGATTGGCACTTACAGGACATAAAAAAAGTCCACAATTCATTGAAATTGTGGACTTTGTCGCTTTCAGGCTCTCAGTTGTCCTTGAGCCTCAGCGGTGCGTACGGGACTCGAACCCGTGACCCCATGCGTGACAGGCATGTATTCTAACCAACTGAACTAACGCACCATTAAGTTTTCTGTTGCTTTCTCTCTCGATTGCGGTTGCAAAGGTAGGCATTTTTCTGGAATCTGCAAACTTTTCCGTATATTTTTGATGATTTTTTTCTAATGCCATGAATTCCGGTTTCATCCATTCATCAAGACTGTCAGATAAAAAGAATGTCCAATAAACTTTTTGTTAGAATTTGTAGGAGAATGACAATAATTTGCTACTTTTGCAAAAACGTGCTTTACGACACAAAAATAGCAAATAA